GGGGTTTATTTTTTTTCTGAAAAAATATTTATAAAAATTTAGGGTGCGGAGAGATGAAAAAAATTTTATTTTTTTAAAAAAATACTTGACAGCATGCATGCAACATGATATAATTCACACAAGAAGAAAGGGAAAACAAAATGAGG